TTGCTACAATTGATAATATCAAGAAAACCTCTTAAGATAAATTGATAATCAAAATTTAAAACAAAGTATTATGTATAGGAGACTACAATGGTCTCCTATATTTTTATTAATTATTTGTATTGAATTAAAATACTGGAGAATATATGCTAAGAGTTATACATACCGGCACATCATTACCTGCAAGTTATCCTTTGGATCCTACGGCCGAATTTGAGCCAGGTATGATTGCACAGCTTAAAATTTTAGGAAATGATATCGTTGTGGGAGTTAGTGATGGAACGGCGCCATTAGGAATAATAGATGATGCCAGGACAAATGCATTTAGTAAAGCTCAAATTGATGAAATTATAGTAATTGAAGTAGCCTCCTCTAATATAGTAGAGGTTAATGGAGTAAAAACTAATATTGCAGAAGTAATGGCTCCATTAGAATTTCCAAATGTAAATCGAAATAGTTTCACATCTACCATTACAGTATCTTTAAATGATGTAAATGGGTTGGTAATTGTACCTGCTGGTACTGTATTGAATTATGATTCAGATGAAGATGGAAATAATGATGCTTTTAAAATAATAACTAGTTATGTATATAGAATAGCAACGAAACCTGGAGATGATTCTACAGTTGGATCGGGTCGGGTAACGGTACATTATCATCGGGGAATATATGCTACAGACCAGTTTGATACCACTCAAATTTATCCATTAAATGCAAATTTATATGTAGGATTAGACGGAAAATTAACTACCGCCCAACCTACAGAGGGCCATCCCGCAGTAGCATATGTGACTGGTCCGCCATCATCATTGATGGGAACTTTGGAATTTCTTTTCGTCTAAAATAGAGGATATAATTTATGAATAAGTTGGGTCTAAAATTAAAAGAATTATTGCAATTCTTAATATCCATGAATCTGAATAATTTTGCATATGCTATTTAAAAATTATCAAATGATATTTAATCTTAAGAGTGATAGCATAGATTAGCGGCAGCATTAAAATATAATTTAGATGTACCCGCTTTGATATTAATACACTAGACTACTAATTAAACTAATTTATCATAGATTAGGAGATTATTATGCCAAAATGGGATCATATAACTAAACAGGCTTGGGAACAGAGCGAAACGGCTATGGAATTTGAAAAATATATTCTTTCTTTAGCCGAAAGATTAGATTTGATGGCTCAAGCTTCTACGTTAGATACAGTCAATCAGAAGGCTACTGAAGTTAAAAATACTATGGGTGATGCAAAGAAAAGTTTAGATGCATTTGTTGATTCTGCCTTAGCAGATGACGCAGAAACAAATCCTGAGTTAGAAGAGATAAGCGAAGAAGAGCAAAAAGAAGCAAAAGCAAAGTTGTTATTAGAACTTAAACTTGCTGCTGAAGCTGCCGCAGATCTAGGTAATATTAAACTGGCCTACCGGATTGAGAGAACAATATCTGAAATTTCCGGAGAATAAATTATGAAAATAAATCGCGCAGGTTCCTCAGAAATATTTGATATTTATTCTGATATAATGCAAAAATATTTGACCAAAAAAGCTGGTAAAGCAACGGAAGTTGGTGAAGCTTTATTTAAAGAATTATTTCCATCTGCTACTAAAATATCTTTTGATTCTTCCCAACAACTTTTAGAAGTTTTTACGAAAGTCACCGAAGGGAAATCTTTACCTGCTATCGGTAGAAAACTTAGATTTATTGGGGAACAGCTTTCTAATAATGGACCTAAGTTGACAGATCCAAACTGGATAGATACTTCGGAAGATTTTATACAAGAAGCAGTAATGAATTGCGAAGATGTATTAGATGCTATTAAAGGGATTTCTATAAATGATACAGAGTCTGCTAAATTAGTTGCATATATGCAGCGAGTCGTCTCAAAAGAAGGCCCAGATCAAGTTGCGCTTTTAGAAGTAGCCTCAAGACGTTTAAAGACCATAGGTCCTCCAAAAGTAGAACCTTCAGTTACTCCAAAAGTAGAACCTTCAGTTACTCCAAAAGTAGAACCTCCAGTTGCTCCAAAAGCAGAACTTCCAATTGCTCCAAAAGCAGAACCTCCAATTGCTCCAAAAGTGCAGTCTCCCGCTCAACCAGCGGCTGGTATAAGAGGTCGAGGCGTCCCGGTGGCTCCAAAACCAAAGCCACTTCAAGAAGGCGAGTTGGGCGCAAGAATTCGACAAAATTCTGCTCCAAAAGTAGCAGTTACAAAAGCTAAGGTTGAGCAAGCTACTGGTGTAGCTATGCCAGCTAAAGCTGTAGAGTCATTAGATAATAGCGTTGAAATTGCTGCCAGACTTGGTGCGATGGAAGCTTCTATTGCAGAATTATCTACTGCCGCCGCACGTTCTGGAGAAGAAACTAAACGAGCAATTCAGCCAGTTATAGAGTCATTAAAACAAGAATCTGCTGAATCTGCTCAAAAATTGCAAAGTATTGCAGATGAAGTCGCTCAAATACACACAGATAAAGCAAAAATAGCAAAGGGCTTATCTGACGAACAAGCAAAAGCTGTCAAAAAGATGGTGGAAAAAGAGACTAAAAGTTTGGCCACAGCTTCCAAGAAGGCTGGTGCCGAAGAGTCAAGTAGACTTTTAAAAAATACAGAGATTGCTCAAAATTTTTCAGCCGCTGTTCAAAAGGGAGTGGTAGGAAAATTTTTACTCGGAGTTGCAGGACCACTAGCCCTTAAAGGGCTGGGTATAGCCGCAGTATTGGGTTTATTAGCTTGGGGTGGAATATCGTTGTGGGATTACTTATCTAATCCTGATAATAAAGATGACCTACAAACATATCAAACCAGCGTTTCAGATTTGGGAAAAGCAATTGCTGCCGCTAGAGCTGCTCATGGAACGTTACGTTTTAATCAAAGAACTTATGGTAACGAACAGAATATAGATGTTTTGGATGAATTAAAAGATAATGAAGAGAGTGCTTCTATTTTAATGGAACCAAAAGATCCGGCCGCTATGATAATTGCCGCAAAACAAACGGAAGAATTAAAAGCTGAAATTACGGAATTTTTAACAAATCAAGAAGCTCTTAGAGGTGACTTGGCTTCTCTAGATGGCTTCCAAGAGACTATTCAGGCGGATCAGCAACTGCTGAGTGCTTTAGAACATTGGAGACAGGTGGTAATCGACATTTACCCAGCCGCTGAATCTGCAATTAGTGCAGGAGCTGGAAGTGCTAATATTGGTGCAGCCACAGGACCTATTGCAGAAAGTAGACCCGGAGCCTCAACTGGAGCCTCAACAGATCTTGGTTCTGGATCTGATAATCCTATTATTTTAGATGTTTATGGAGAAAAAATAGATATCTCAAATAAACCACCAGGATTTAGAAGTGCGGCTTTTAGAATTGCAAGTGATTTATTACAAACTCCATTAGGTATGGCCTTTATGGATCCGGATAATAGATGGGGAGGTTTTATCAGGAAAACTGGTAATCCACAAATTGATTATTTAAATTCTTTAGGTTATCTTTATAAAGAGGGCGTATTTAATCGTTCTCAATTAAGAAAGTTTATTCGACATTCATTACCCAAACAAGGACGCCGCAGACATAGTGGATGGAAAAATGCTATAAATTATTATCGTAATAATCCAGTTTCACAAAAAGTGGCTGAAAATCTATTACTTTCACAGAGTTTTATTAAAGAATCTACTAATAGATTAAACATTGGTATGAGGAAAATGGCAGATCAATATCCAAATAAGTATATAAGTGATGCTATTTCTGGTCTTTCAGATCAATATTCTAAGTTATATTATGCAGGGCTTAAAAGCATGTATAATCAGAAGAGGGAGAATGTAAAGGCTGATTATTCTGATCTTTATGATGTTCATAAAGAGAAGGGTGCAGACTTAATTCACGAAGCACATCCAAATGCTATTGTTGTTTCTGATGCAATGGGAAATGGGGGCTTAGTGGAAAATTTGCTAGAGCAAAAATCACATTCTGAAGGTGTGGCTAAGAGCGCTCCTACAGGAAACTTTCGAGGAAAACACGCTGATCTCGCAGTGATTGACGCTTTGATTAAAATTGCAAATCAAGCTGATAATGACGGACTTTTTGAAGTTTCTAAAATGATAGATTCAACGATTGAATCTATTCTAAATTAAAAATAAGTAGGAGAACAACTTATGTTAAAACCACTACAGCCAGGAATTGAACCCCTAGGCCAATTTGATATCGAAGACGACAACGTCTCCTTAATTGTGGGCGGTGAAGTTGCGGTACTTCAGGCTCTTAACGTAGCAACAGACTTGTATGCTGCGGATGTTTTTGGTGACCCAGGTCCCCAGATTCATTTGATCTTAGGACGCGTAGCAACTCATAGCGTTTTCTATGGATTAGTTGATGAAGGTAGCTCTGTCGGCGGTGACGGATCCGCAAGTTATGGCACCATGTTTGGTACTGTAATTGGAGCAACTGTCGGTAAAGGAACTGGATTTGGTACCTCTTCAACCTCAGGTGTTGTTGTTATTGGACCAAGCACCATGGTCGGTTCAGGTAAGGCCACTTTGTGGACCAAACCAGGACTTTATGGTATCACTTCTGATGCATGGACTTCTTCTGCCGAATATGCTGCCGCAACCCTTAATGCACCAATTTATGGTGATGCTGCCGATGGTACTAATGATGGTAAATTAACTACCACAGGTGGTGGCAATGGTATTGCTGTCGCTTTACATATCGGTCGTGTTGATGATATTTCTCTAGTTTCAACTACGAATACCATGGCCGGCGAAACCTCAACCTCACAGTATGGTGCATTGTACCTTGCTGGCGTCCAAATTGCATAATAAGGAGTTAAATTATGTTTAATACACAAGGCGAATTAAGCGCAAAAAACGTAAAAGATGCTTTGGCCCAGATCGTAAGGTATGCGTCAATTATTGAAGAGTTAGCACCTTCTAGTTCAGCTCTATCTCAAGGTTCCTCACTAAATGAAGAGCAGAGAGATGAGATGATCAAGCAAGCTCTAATGACTCAAGAAGGCAAAATTGCTTTAGGTCAGGCTATGGCCAACCCAATCCGAAGAAACCTTGACTATCAGGGTGTAGGACGAAAGGCTCTCGTAGTCGATCCCCTCCCACAAGGTGCTTTGCCAATATATGACCGCGATATTGATGTTGGTGCAGTTGTTATTTCTAGTAACGGTACCGCTCCAGAATCACGCGTTTTTGGTGACAGAGTAACTATTCCTGAGTTTGAAGTGGTTTCTAACCCAACTGTCCGTATTGCTGAAGTCAAGCGTCGGAGATTTAATGTTATCGATCGTGCCCAGCAAAAGGCTCGTCAGGAAATTCAAGCCCAGGAAGACAAGAACGTATTTGCTGCTCTTGATTTCGCAACTGATAGTGCTAAAGGTGGAGAGAATGCCTACCAGCGTTTAGATAATACTACAACTGCTGATGAACTTTCAAAGCAGGGCCTTTTGGCTCTAAAGCGTCAAGTTGATCGGTGGGACCTGGTAACTTCTAAATATTTTATGCATATCAACGAATTTACCGATATGCTCAATTGGGAATCTGCTGGTGCTGCTGGTGCTTCACAGGTAGATCCTGTTACTCAGCGTGAATTGCTACAAACTGGCCTTTATGGCTCAATCTTCGGTGCCGACATCATCGTCTCTAAGGTTGTTGAGAACCGTCAGGTTTTCGCAGTTGCAGATCCTGAGTTCGTAGGTGTTATGCCTATTCGCCAGGACATAGAAGTATTACCCGCTGACGAACCTAAACAATTGAAGTTAGGCTGGGTGGTGAGTGAAATAATAGGTATAGGTATCGTCAATCCTCGTGGCGCTGCAAGTGGTTATGTGACTGATTAAATCTAAGTTTTAGAGAGATCGTTAAAATTCCAAATCCTCCAAAAGAAATTTTGGAGGATTTTTTTATAAAAGATTTCGGTTACAACCCATCCTAGTTTAAATTGCTTGGCAAAATTTTTATAAAAATCCCAAGAGTGTTTTGAAATAATTTAGTATAATTTCTATGGCTGCATTAACAAGTGTAAAATAAATAGGAGTTATACAATGAATGATAATTTTGATACCAAAACATGCTCTGCGTGCAAGCAAACAAAATCAATATCTGAATTTGGAAAAGATAAATATAATTTAGATAATTTAAAATCTCAATGCAAAGCATGTTGCCATGATATTTATTTAAAACGAACTTCAGATCCTGCAAAAAAACAAAAAATGATAGATACGAGAGATAAGTGGAGAATCGAAAACAAAGAGCATTATAATGCAAGCGCCCTTGAGCATTATCATTTAAATAAAGATAAAATTAATGCAAAACGAGCTGAAAAGCGAAAAAAATTAAAAAGTAATAAAATTAAAGAGCCTATAAATATTAACCTATTAACTCATAAAACCTGTAAGAAGTGTGAACAGAGATTATCATTAGTTGATTTTGATCATAATAATATAACCAAAGATGGTTATGAGAATAGTTGTAAATCTTGTCGAAAAGAGCAAAGACGCAAAAGTGTTTTAAAAAAACAACAACAGATTGCGTTCGGAATAGTACAGGCTCCAACTATTAAAAAATGCAAAGTATGTCAACAAACCTTATTGATAGATTCTTTTAATAAAGATTCTTCTAGAGGTGATGGTTATGAAACGGCTTGTAAAACTTGTAAAAGTAAATTACATTCTAAATATATTTCAAATCCAATAAATAAAAGAAAATATCTATTAAAAAGCAAAAAATGGAGACTGGAAAATTTAGAACACTATAAAAGAGTAAATAAAAAATACTATATAGTACACAGAGAGGAAAGATTAAAAAAGAATGCAGAATATCACAAAACAGATAATGGCCGATGGACAAGTCTTATTTGTCAGGCAAATTATCGCAAAAAGAATGTTTCTATCTCTATGAGTGAATTTTTGGAAATAACTTCTAAGCCATGTAGATATTGTGGTATATTAAATAATAATGGTATTGATAGAATAGACTCTAGTAAAGGATATGAAATAAATAATTGTGCTCCATGCTGTACGCGATGCAATTATATGAAAAATGCATTAAGTGAATCTGAATTCTTTAATCATCTTCGTAAAATATCTTCTTATCAAGAAACCGGAGAAATAGAAGATGTTCTTCCTCATGTAAAATATTCTGGTAATATAACGAAAGATATGTATCTTACACCAACCGCAAGATATAATGTGCACAAAAGAAGAGCGAGAAAGAAAGGTTTTCAATTTGCTTTATCATATACTTATTTTATTAAGTATTGGCAAAAACCATGTCATTATTGTGGCTCTGTTATAAATACAATTGGATTAGATAGAGTAAACAACGATGAAGGTTATATTCCGGAGAATATTGTTTCTTGTTGTCAAACGTGTAATTCTATGAAATCTGTTTCTCTACAATCAGATTTTTTAAATCACGTACAAGCAATTTTAACCTTTTTGCAAAATAATATTAAATAATTTTTCTTACCTTTCTAATTCATATAATCTTGAACCAAGATCCCCCGTCCGGTATATTCCATATAGGTGGTTTGCCGTCTATTTTGGGCAATTGATTTACTAGATATAGATTGTTCTGGAACAGATTTAAGAAAAATCATCGATTAACTGATAAAATAATGGATTTAGATTCAGATATTCAAAACTTTATTAGTGACTTTTATAAAGATGCGTGGAGAATTATTATTAGACCTTGGAAAGATTATATATTTCAAGAAGATTTATAAGGATTATAAATGAATTTTTGGTTTTCTGAATATAAACAATTGTGTGATGATTTTGAGGCAATTGGTTATGATATTGGAAAATATCGCCTTCTCGACCAAAGCGAATGTGTAAAATTTTGTATTGTAAATAGCAAAGTTACATTATGGATTTGGTCTGATGAGATGCACGAATATGAACCATATCAAATATCTGAAGTATTTGATGTATTATCAAAAAAAGTACAAGAAATAATTATTCATAATATGGATCTATTTGTATAAAGGAGCATTATGATTTATCGATATGCAAAACCAGAAGCTATTGCTATTTGGTCAGATCAACGCAAATACAGTATCATGCTGGAGATTGAATTATTGGCATGCGAAGCAATGGAAGAAATTAAAGAAATCCCAGATGGAATTGCGGCAGCTTGTCGTTTGGGTTCAAAATGTTTATTGCCAGATAAGTTTCCTGTAGAACGTATTATCGAAATTGAAAATACAACAAAGCATGATGTTATTGCTTTTTTAACTATGATAAACGAAACTATTGGAGAATCGGCCCGATATCTACATAAAGGAATGACAAGCAGTGATGTATTAGACACAGCTTTTGCAATACAACTAAAAGAGTCTGGAGAATTAATATTAAATTCTTTAAATAATGTATTACAAATATTAGAAGCGTTGTCTCATAAACATGCTTTTACTTTATGTATGGGTCGTAGTCACGGAATCCATGCTGAACCAACAACCTTCGGAATGAAGATGGCTATATTATGGGATCAATTACGGAGAGATAAAGAGAGATTGTCTCGGGCCACAAAAGAAGTTGCTGTTGGTAAATTGTCCGGTGTAGTTGGAACATTTGCTCATCTAGATCCAAGAATAGAGGAATACGTTTGTCAACACTTGGGGTTAACTCCTTCTCCAATTTCAAATCAAATCATTCAAAGAGATCTTCATGCTCACTATTTTCATTGTCTCGCGTTGTTAGCAACTTCAATTGAAAAAATTGTGGTTGAAATTCGTAATCTTCAACGCACAGAAATTATGGAAGTAATGGAGCCATTTTCTGATGGCCAAAAGGGTAGCTCTGCGATGCCTCATAAGAGAAATCCTATTCTTAGTGAAAATCTTTGTGGGTTAGCCAGACTTGTCCGTGGTTATGCAGATTCTGCAATGGAAAATGTGGTATTATGGCATGAGCGAGACATTTCTCATTCTTCAGTGGAACGGGTTATAGGCCCAGATGCTACGGTTACGGTACACTTTATGTTAGAGAGATTAAATGAGATCTTATCTGGATTGCAAATCCTACCTAATAATATGCTTAAAAATATAGAACTGACTGGTGGCGCCTTTGTAGCTCAACGTATAATGTTAGCGTTAGTAGAAAAAGGACTATCTCGCGAAGAGGCATATACTTTGGTTCAAAATTGTGCAGCTAAATCTTGGTCAGAAAGTCGCCTACTATATGATGTAGTACTTGAATCATCAGATTTAAAAAAATATTTAAATAAAGAAGATCTAGATGTATTATTTAATTTGGATTGGTATACTCGTAAAATAGGTAAAATACTTGACAGAGTCTTTACCGTTTAATGTGGATTTATAGAAGCAAACATATTAATATTTAGCGCTCCCATTAGATGGGAGAAATTTGATGAATCGATTTTATCGTGCTATGCCAATTACAGCAGACAATATTCGACCCGGAGATTATTTAACTAAAAATCGTAAGTTTGCAATTGATCACGCCATAACCTCCTCTGTTTACCATGGAGAAGATTATGGCGTTTTTCTTTGTTTAATTCCTGATGATATGTTTAAAGATGCAGATAATCCCGGTGAATATAAATATACAGGCAAAGAATTATTAAAAGCCACTTTAGTGGGAATAGCTAAATATAATAATTCTACAGCAGATTCAGAATTTCTGAGAGTTAAATTATCTTCATATAGTAATAAAGTTATAAGCCTATATGATTCACTTAAAAAATATAACTTAAATGGATATAAAGATGTTTTAAAATTATTGACTTGTTCAAATAATATTAAAAATATGTTAATCTTAATACATCCAGACTGCTCTTTGGAACTTTCCCAAGAGGAATTCGGCAATTATGTTAATGTAGTAAAATCTAATATTTCAAAATTTGATCTTGTAATAACAAATTTTTTTTATTCTTATGATTATAGAAATGATCGTTTTATCAAAAAAAACCCAAGTCATGATAAATATATAGAATTAAGAGATTTTTTAGAACAGAATACCAAGCATTCTCTTGATACAGAGATGGGAAAAGATGTTTTTGAAAAAATAGTTTCAGATATTTTAATTGATAATGAAAATGTCAATATTTACATGTCTGGAGGATATCAGGATTTATGCCTCGCCCAATCATATTCTAATTTTTGCGGAATTTTGGATTGGATTATTAAAGATATGAATCATAAAGTTCTGATATATAAACCATTAGTTTTTTACAGAAGAGGAGGAGCTTTTAATCCTTCTGAGAGTAAATATGATAAAAGTATCAAAGAGGATTGGTGGAAGGATTTAGAGCACGAAGAAGATATAGATACGATTTAATTATATTAAAGCATTTGGCTTACGGATGCATCTATTATTCTAAATTCTCCTGTGACTTTCGATGTGCCTACATTTCCTTTTCTAATTTCACTTAAAGTCATACCTATTTTTTCTCTCAAATCTAATAATCTAGAAAATAGTGGATCCATTCTTAAAATATTTATGACATCATCTTTTTCGCATCGTAGTAATTGTGCTGTATATATAGAATTATAACTATATGCAAGTATATTTGCTATTAATGGTTTTTTTTCAATATAAAGCGCTTGTTGTTCCAAGGGATATTTCTCGTCTAAATAAGAAGTTAATATAGGAAAGAATCGGTCTATATCTTCATCGTTAGTTATAACATTTACTGCTTCAACCATAATCCAAAAGAAATCCTTAGAATGAGCGTAAACCTTTGGAAATAGACCGCTAAATTCTTGCTGTAGTTTAAACTCATTTTCATTCATATCATAATAAAGGGAGCTTTTGGAAACTTTTAATACAAAAGCATCATTATTTGGTAAACTATAAACAGCTCTAAACGCACCTTCACTAATATATTTAAATCCAAGAGACTTTAGATAATCATTTACGGCTCTTAGAGTAGATTTATTTTGTAATTCATTATTTAATTTATCTAATAACCCAGAGGTAAGTCCCAGAAATTCTTCTTCTTCTTGTGTATCTGAAAGCGGTTTCTGTCCTAATTCTTTTTCCCAATCAATAATAGATAAATCATCTACTTCTTTTGCTTCATCATTTAATTCTTGAGCACGTAGAAGATTAGATAATATTTTAAGCTTTGAAGTAAACATACGGTCCTCTTAATAAAAAGATTTAAAATAATCCTTTATGTGGTTCATCGAAGATAGAAGCATCTAATATCATAAATTCGCCAGTTATTTTAGAAGTTCCAACGTTATCCTGGCGAATCTCATCTATGCTTAGCCCTGTTTTATTTGAAACTTTTAATAATCTTAAAAATAAAGGATCGCTCTTAAGAACCGCTTTAACTTCTGTTTCAGTGCAGTGTAATAAGTTTGCTATAGGTAGCAGATCATATCTATTAAATATACTAAATATATCCGTAACAAGTGGTGAATCATCAGAGTTTTGTTGATCTATAAACGCAGCTATTTTTGGAAAAAATTTATTTATTTCAGAATTAAATTTTATAACATTTGCTGATTCTATAATAATCCATGAAAAGGAATCTGAATGAGCATAAACTTTTGGAAATAAACCGCTAAATTCTTGCTGAAGGTAGAACTCATCTTTATTCATTTTAATGCCAGATTCGCCACTTTTTGATATTTTTAAAACAAAATCTTCACTACTTGGTAAAGAATATACTATTCGAAAGTAGCCACTTCCACTCTCTTTTAATCCTAAATCTATCAAGGACTTTTTGATGTTTTTAATATCATATGTATTTGTATCTGTAAATGGCTTTTTATTTAGTTCATACAATAGAGAGTTAGATAATCCAAAAAAACTTGCCTCTTCTGGATCAATATCTCCGGCAAATGGTTTTTGATTTAACTCTTGTTCCCAATTTATAGCAGAAAGGGTTTCGTCAGTTTCTTCGCCAAAATTATTAAAAAGATTATCTATTGCCTTTGCTTCATCATTTAATTCTTGAGCCCGTAAAATTTTGGATAACGTATTTAGTTTTGAATGAATCATGCGCTTTCCCATTAATATGTTGGATAATACTCTCATCATATTTCATAATATTAATATTAATAGTCATATTGTATAGGAGTAATTAATGCCTTTCAATGTTAAAAGTCCGCCTAATGATTTGAAGAGACTAAGGCTAATTGCATTGGCTTCAATTTTATCAAAACAAGGATTATATCAAGAAAGTTTAGATGTTTTAGATCTAATGTTTAGCGATTCCGATGAAGACCCTTTTCTTGTTGATGTTTCAGAACATGGATTTAAAATAGATGCCAGATGGTTAGTGGATGGTAAAAATATAAAATTGGCTACAGATGTATTAGAATCTTTAAGAAAAGCCGAAGATACTCTTCCTGATGGTTATAATTTTTTAATTTTATATGGATACAGAACTCTTGATGAACAGAAGAAAATAGTTAAAACACAAGAGAGGGAATTGAAAGATACTAATCCAGATGATTGGCGTGAAAAATTAAAAACTTATACAGGAGGGTATGAAGAACTTAAATTAGATTCAGATAATATTTCATACTTAAATCATAGAAGTGGCCGATCGGTAGACTTAACTCTTTTATATAAAGATAAAGAAGTAGAGATGGGTTTTGATAAAAATGGAAATGCTAATATGGATCAAAGTGATAGATTAGATTCTGATGATATTGATTTAGATATCAAACAGAATAGAAAAATTCTTGCAGATGCTTTATCTTCTGAAGGTTTTGAGAATTACAAAGAAGAATGGTGGCATTGGGGTTTAAAAATGAAGGAGGGTGGAGATGAGAAAGAATCTTCTAATTCAGCGGACGTTTTTAATTGAGGGTAAACCTCAAAGGCAGGTGCCTTTACCAAAAGATTCTGGACGACGCGGTATACAATTGGTTGAAAAAGATGTAGAAGAATATGATGCTGCTTATAATGATTTTTTTGAATTTCAAAAAGACTTAGATGATATTGAGGCGGCAAATGAACAACAGCGTCGAGCTGAAATTTATGGCTTCGAAGAATTACAAGATTCGGAATCAAATACATCTCCAGAATTTAAAAAAGAACAAGCTCCATCTCCTATTGTTATGGAAGAAGATGAAGATTTAGAAAACTTTTCTCCAATTATAATGGAAGATTTTGATGAGATTCCGACCATTACAGAATTTAAAAGATGTTTGTTTACAAAAGAAAATGGGAAGCAGTGCAAGCGACAAGCTCCAAAAACTCATGATTTTTGCTCAGCACATAGATAAAAGTAATCTATTAATTAATGTTAGATAAGTGAGCCCATCATGAATAATATATACATTATATCAGACTTATCGTTAGCTGCTTTTTTATCAATGAAAGGTTTAGAAATTAGAAAAGCTATTAAGCATAATGATGGTAAATTTAAATTAGATAATCACAACCAAATGGCTGCCCGCTTGTCTTTAGAATATATTAATTCAGATTTTTCTAAATTTGATAATCAAATAAGATTAATCAAAAAGCTTCTATACAGTAAACAAGGAGTTTATAATGGCTAATAATAGAGACGCAGCAGTACAGGGCCAAGAAGTTCTTCTTCAAATTCAATATTATGATGCTAATGGAAAAGAAGTTGATGCAGATGATTCACCCACAATAGAGATTTTAGATCCAAATGGTTCTATAATATTATCTGCCACCTCAACAGATGTATCAAGAGTAAGCATTGGTCTTTATCAATATACTTATACTGTAGAAGCTGATGCAGAAGTTGATGATTGGGTCGATACCTGGAGTGCAAATATTGATAATGCACCATTTGAAGTGTCATTTTCATTTTCTGTTGTAACAGCAGATAACGCTTTGACCGCAGATACCGGTCCCGGACAGATTACATTAGGTGATGATGTTTCTTTAGATTTTTCACAAGAAGAATTAGCAACAATAAATTATTTATTATATTTATTAAAAATTAGACTCAATTCAACAGGTGTTAAACCTTCTAGAGATAGATTTGGAGCATTCATTACAGATGGATATGGTGAAATAGTAACAGAAACGTGTAATGTTTTTGATGATGAAGCATTAGTAGCCTTTTTAAGCATGGCTTTATCTGAATTTAATATGGTGCCCTTCTTTACGGCTTATACATTTGCGGATCAAATTATTAAAACTTTATTCTCTGAAGCAATTGTCGAAGGAGCGTATATTTTTGCCTTAGCTTCTCAGGCAATTATAGAAAAGGGTAGAGACTTTACAATTTCTGATGGTGGGTTAAATTATCAACCACCACAGTTGGGTGACTTTTTACAAACTCATTATAGTAATTGGTTAACTGCATATAGAGAGCGTTTGAAGTTTATGAAGAATAGTATTCGTCCTGGACCACGCGGTTATGGAACTTATAGCAACCTTTCTAGTGGGGCCCCCGCTTTTCAACGTTTAAGACATTGCCGTTCTAGGCGCATCATTTAACAGATTCAGTGACATTAGAACACGATGTATCTTCATCATTTACTAATTATTTAAAAAAAAATCATATAATAGAATCGGTTCTATACGTGAAAGGGCTTGAGAATTGAGAGTAGGCTACTACTAAAAGATAATACTATTAAAAGATATATTGATAAACAAAATGTCATTTTTTATATTGGGAGGATCTAATGGAATTGCTTGTAGCATTCTTACTGGAAAAAGGAGGAATCTTTGGATTTCTCTTTATCCTTTCAATAATATATATTTGGTGGACAGGTTACAAAAAGGATTCCAAACCAAAAGTGCAATCACCTGATGCTGTGCAATTACCTGATGCTGTGCACAAAGATATCTTAGATGATATTAAAAGTTTAAATGTACGGTTTCTTGAAATAGAAAAAGAAATTTATGATATACATGTAAAAGTATTTGATCTTTGGAATTGGCACTCTGTTAAAGATGCAGATGGTATCCCAATTTGGTATGTTCGTCGGTCTATAGAGGAAAGTATTAATTCTTTGAGTTGTACCATTAGAAATGATGCAGACCGATTATCTCAACATAGCAAGGATATATCTAAAGTAAACGCAGAACGTGTAGATGAATTAAAAGACATTATTACTAAATATAATAAAAATATCTTAGAATTAACTATTGCATTAGAAAAGGTCAGAATGACACTTGAAACATATAGGAGTCAATAAATGAGTCTAAAAGATGATGGATGTATTTTGTCAAGTTCATTAGCAGAACAAGAGTTAAATAAATTATTATTAGAGTGTCACACGTTGCAAGAACACCTTGGGATTACTATAGACAATTTATTTAACTCTTTTAAAAGATCATCAATTAATGTGGAGAAACTTTATGATAATAATTCGAGCAAAAAAAATGGGAGTCTTGAAGAGCAAAGTAGAAACATTAGCGCAGATTAGACGTGATTTAAAAGAGTCTCCAATTATTCAGCAGACTTGTAAAGATTATAAATTACCTATAGATATCATTGATGGCATCCCTATAGATTTTATAGAGTTAGATGTTTCTGCTAAAACTATTGATTCTAAGATTTATCTTAATGAAGATCTTTTATCTGAAGATTATGATGTTATTATGAGATATGCAATTCATGAAGTTACGCACTCTCTTCAGCATATGGAAAGAGAAGATTTGGACAAGGATCCATATGCTGATGATGAATATTTGGATCGTCCAGATGAAAAAGAGGCTTTTGCTAATCAATTTGCTTTTATGATTGGTGATACAGACTTGGAAGATTTAGACTTAGAAGATATGCTTAATAAATTACAAGGTCCAGCCAAAAAAGATTTTTTAGAATATATTATTAGACTCTTAGATCATCATGATATTCCTCGTTCTGAGAGGTATGATAAAATTGAGGAAATAATGAAAGCATAGAAATTGTGCATCTCTATTAATAGAAGCCAATTTTAATATGGAGATGTATATGATTTCAATTTCAGGATTATCACCATCAGAAGGAGAGAAACAGGTTTCTCTTGATACAAATATTGAATTTACTCTTTTAGATGATGGTACTGGAATAAATATTTCTACTCTAATAGTAGAAATGCGTGGTTATAGAGTTATAGAAGGTGTTGAATTTCAAGAAGGATTTGATGGATTAAATTCTGAAATAAATCCAGATGGAGCAAATTTTAATATAGTAATTGATCCAGAAAGTAACTTACCTAAAGGATCTCAAATATATGTCAAAATACAAGTCCAAGACATTAATGGAATATATTTTAATCAAACATATATGTTTAAAACTATTAAAGAAGCACCAGTATTGATTGAATCAAATCCAGTACATCGAGGTATAGTTACTGGTCCACAATTATATACTTTAGAATTTGAAGATCCATTAGATGATATTGACTTATCATCAATCCAAGTAAGTATCAATGGATTAGATTATATTGTTAGTGGTATATTTGAGTCTGGTCCAAATGGAGCTTTATCTGCTATTGATTCTGATTCAACATCTGTATTGATCAAAATAGATCCAATAGAATCATTTCGCAATGGAGATTATTATATAAATTGGTCTATATCTGATGAAAATGGGGGTCAATCTACAGGTCGAATCGACTTTACCGTTAATCAGCTTAAAGCTACATTACCTGCTATTTTTCCACAAACCGGATTTATAGGTTTTTTTCAAGGTATTCAAAAGGTTTCTGATGTTGGAGATGGACAATCATTAAAACTAGAATGGAATATTCCGGCGAAACGAGCGTATAAAAGTGATATTTATGTTTTAATTTATATTAATCAAAATAGATTGGAAATTTTTGATTCTTTGCCAGATTATATTGCTAGAGCAGATGTTCTCTCTGCAACGATTTCGGGATTTTCCACTGGGGTCACATTATCATTTGCGGCTAGAGCAATGGAAACCTATAAGGATGCCTTGGACTTTTCTGGTGCCACAGAGATTTCTGATGGGTTATGGGCCTTTCCCTCGTCCACTACAATAGCAAGACCAACATTAGATACTGACACCAAGATCTATGTAGACTCTATAGAGGGATTTGGTGAAAAGGGTTATTTATTAATTGGCACAGAACTTCTTAGATATAATGGATTATCTATAAATGATAATGCCTTTTTAATTCCAGCAGATGGACGTGGGCTTCTAAATTCTTCTGCCGGCATTTATGTAATTGGTGATGAAGTAACTTTTTTCTCAAATTGCAAAGATGAAAATACAGTGATTACAATGGCTACCCCAACATATCATGATGGGTATGATATGCAAAGGCAGGTTAATAATGTTGGTTTAGTTGTTACTGATTATTCAGATAATGACAGAAAGTTTTTTCAAGGTTATGACTTCTGTGGGTATCACAGAGCCCTTCCTCAACGTACATTAAATGGAATAGATGATTGCGGAAGTTATCTTGGAGGAGAATATAATGGACTTAGAGGTTTTAATCTTTGGGATAGATTAATCGGCATAGAAGAGGTTTTGTTAGACCAAGTTGGAGAACCGATAATTTTATTAAAAAGAATTTGGAATGGGCAAACATGCAGTTGTGTATCTTCTAGACGAATTCATCCAAAGGTTAAAAGCTGCAAAGAATGTTTTGGAACTGGATATGTTGGTGGATTTGTTCAATATAATAATTTACGCAGAGAAGATAGAAGAGTAGTTTTATCTTTTGCTGATTCTGCGGAAGATTTAAAGTTAGGTTCTTATGAGCACTTACAACAAGAGTTTGAACCTAGTGCTTGGACTATACCCATCCCCGCTATCAAAGATAGGGATTTGATAGTTAGGTTTGATTTTACTGATGATCAAGAATATATTTATGAGGTTTTAAAGGTGAGCCGTGAAAAAATAGTCTTTAGACATTTTACTAGACAAAGATTAGAATTAAAAAGATTAGATAAAACAGATATAGTATATACATTTGATTGGATATTATAAGGAGGAGGAGGTTTAATGTGGATTAAAAATACAGATGGTAAACCAGATGCTATGCTAACTATCGCAATTATTGCGTTTATAGTGGTAGTAATTAACATATTATTATCTACATTTGGTGTATGTACTATTTTTGGAGTAACTTTTTCTTTTGCAGCTATGGAGGCTGGAGCTATGACAGCATTTTTAGCCCCAACTTTAATGGCTTATGTGACTAGACGATGGACCGGTACAGCTTATGGAAGCTTGAAATTTCCAATCTCTACTCCTTCAAATCAACCTGATCCTATTGTAACCAAAGATCCCGCCTCTTTAGTAGGATTTGAACCTTCCGGCGAACCTTCTGGAGTAGAATAATGACTTGGTTTAAGAAATTTAATATAAAATTTAAAATTGCTCTTGGCATACTAGGCTTTATATTGGCGATGTTTTTGTTTGCCACTATTAAAAGAAAATTTTCAGCAAGAGATAAGCTGAAATATGAATTAGCTAAAAATACACATGAAATTGAACTAACACATTTAGGAAAAGATGAAGAAGCAAAAAAGGCTAAATTAACCCTTCTGGTTGATGAAAAGCAGAAGATTATTGAAAAACTTGAAATTATTGATACCAAGGAATTAAAACTTGGCAGAGAAATGTCTATAGAAGAGTTAGATAGTTTTTTTGATTCTAGAGGATTTTAATGAAATATAATTTAACAAATTTGATTAAATCTATAGATACAACAAATCTAAAAACTAAAATAGCAATTGCGATAATAAGATATTCTAATGATTTAGAAGCTAAAGAAACTGCTTTAAATAGTTTAGATCAAGAAATAGATATTGATGTATTGCAACTAGAATCTATGATTAATCCAAATAAATTTGACTTTCCAGAAATAAATATAGATAGGGTAGAAACAGATGCTTAAAGCTATTACACATATTTTCTTTGCTATTATGATTTCTTTTACAATAATTTTTTCTAATATAGCTTATGGATCAGATGTAATGAAGTCTGGTGCTATTCTACAAGAAGATTCTATCGTATTTTCTGTGGATGAAGCAGATGATCTAAGAAAAAGGATTGAAGAATTAGAACTAAAGGAGGAGCGCCTAGTGGCTGTTCAAGATCTGATAGTTGTTCAGGAAAAACAAATTAATACTTTAGATGAATTATTAGAAGTAAAAAATGCACAAATTACTGAATGGAAGTCTTTAGGTGAACTTCATCAAAATAGAATAAAAGATTTAGAGCGACAAGAAAATTTAAATATTTTACGTAATATTGGATACTTAGCCTTAGGAATGGTTGTTGCTGGTGGAGCTATCTATATTGGTGATAAGGTCGGGGATACAGTGGAGACGAATTAATGGCTAAATCAAATTATCCGGCATCATTGGATACTTCTAAAGAGATCCCAGCCGTAAGAGACAATATTTTAGAGATAGGTTCAGAGGCTATTAATGGCTTACGTACTGCTATTTTTAATATTGAAAAAACTCTTGGAATAAATCCTCATGGAATTGTAGGAAATACTGTATCTAATCGGATTAATATTTCATTGGATGGTAATGGAAATATTAGAAAAGATGCTTTAACTTTAGCAAACGTGTTATCTGGTCCAATTACGGATGCTGATGTTTCAAATGTTGCTGCAATTTCTGAAGATAAATTACGACTAGCATTTCCAACACAAGTTTTACAAGATGAGATTTCTATTGTAAATAGTGAATTATCATCTATAATTGCAGAAATTGTAGCACTATCTACATCTTTAGCTGCTCATTTGCATAGTGCTGCAATTAATCGTCATAAAGCTGCTGCTATCTCAACTGCCCCCATTACTGCTATAGGTTCTGATACATCGATAATCAATATTGAGGCTGATGATGTTCAGGAAGCATTTGAAGATCTTCATAATAGACATATAAATTATACAGGTTCTGGTATTTCTTCAACAAATAATTCACATCAGGCTTATCAAATATATTTTGATGATGATGATGTTAATGGACTATTAACAGCGGATGATGTACAAGAAGCTATTGAAAAAACAATTTTATTAACAGATTTACAGACTATAGCCCATCAAGGGTTTATGCATACAAATGGATATTTACGAAAAGGATATATTACAGATCCAACAAGTTCATTACTTGGATTAATTTTAGCAGAACAGATATCAGCAACATTTTCCACTTCATCTGGAGATTCTGATGGTTTAACTTTAATTACTCCAAATACACCAATTACTTTAAGTGGATTTGATCTTAAGATTGGTGATTTGGTTTATATAGAAGATATTATTGATATAGATAATTTGTATACTGGTACGTTCCAAATTGCCAAAATAAACCTTTCAACAGATTTATCTAAAGTGCAAAGTGTAGAAATATGCGCTCTTTTACATGGTGGAAGCACCTCCACCACGAAGGTAACTATAGCTAAAAATCCTCATAAGACTCAAAATGTTGCTGGGTTATTATTATCAGTTAGAGAAAAGGCATTGCTCACTTCTGCTAATGCAATTCAAATTGCAAATCCAAATGCAGTGGCCGTTGTATCATCTGGTGTAAAACCATCAGAAATAACTAGTACAAATAAATTAATAACATTAAGTGTAGATGGCGCATCTGATATAATCCTAAACCTTTATGATGCGGGCTCTATACATCAATCAGTAGATTCTATTATAAAAAGAATCAATGAACAATGTGTTGAATCAAATTATAATTTTTCTGCTTATCGATTAAATCTAGAGGATGGTGGTGTTGAATTTGTTATAGTACATAATCTTCCTGATACAGAGATAATTAATCATACTTTTAAAGTAGGACAAAGTACTGATAATGGTATCGTTGCAGCAGGATTGGATTATATACAAGATGAAACTTTCTATTCTGAGATTGGCTCAAAATATTATATTGCTGGAATACCATATACTGGACTTAAGGAGAAGCTAAATACTACAGGCTTATCTTTTTTCTCTGGGAGTACATCTATTTCTATTGGAAATACATCTGTTAATTTTTTAGAATTAGATATTAAAATTGGAGATATTTTAGTTATATCTAATGCAGTAAATAGTGGAGATAATGGATCTTTTGTTATTTCAGGCATTTCATCTACATCTATTATTTTGAGTTCAGATCAGCTACCAAGCGGTTTTGTTAATGCATCAACTGATACCACTTTATTTGAAATTTATGATAGTATTTTAAATTTAGATACATTAGTATTCGATAAAGTATCAGGGGGTTATGGCACAGCGATCGTCGAAGCATATTTAGATGAAAATCAGAAAGCTCAGTGGAATAAGAGATTGGAATATTCTGCAAGTATTTCTGGAATAGATGCAATTTTTTCTATTGTTGACTATACTGATACCATAATAACAGATGATGAATTATCTATAATTATTGAAATAGAAAATAGTGAAGTGAAAATTTCCTTAGATGGTGGAACTAAAACGAGAATTGAAGGAAATGATATATATTTATGGATTCACTCTGGAATTGAAAATAGAAGTTTAAAAATTCATATACCAAGTGCAGCAATTTTAGAAGCATATCTTACTATTAATGGCACAACCACAACTACAGTTTATGGATTTAATTCTCTTAATCAAAAATCCTCTTTACTACTTGGAAAAATTCCATATAGTAATTTTAAAGGAAGAGTTACAGGTGGAGTAGGTACAGATAATTCAAGAATTTTTTCATCAATATCCAAGGGTACAGTAGGTTGGGAAGATCTTCATACGCAGGCGATTGCTAATATTATAGAAAGACCAATCTATGAAATGCGAACCGGAGGTATTATTCGCGGACTAGAATTAACTGATTGTACTATATCTAGTGGATTATATTCTATTACAATTGATGCAGGAGTTTGTTATGTGAGAGGTAAAAGATTTGTTTTAGATACCATCACAATTATAACCGACATACCATCCTCTTCTGTAGATAAATTTTATATCGCTGTTAATTTAGAAGGAGAAATAGTATTTGCTCCAGCTATCTCCGGAAGTTGTAATAATCCCTTTGCTGAAAGTGACTATGTTTTGATAGCCACCATAGAATATGACAACACTACTGTTAGGATTTTAGATCTAAGATTGTTCATAAGTAATTTAGATATGAAATTATTAAATGCAGTGTCTGTTTCTCCCGATCCAAAATTTGGACATTTTTCTTCATTTCCAAAAGCCGTTAAATATGTAAAAAGATTTTCAGATTTATTTCCAGCTTCTGGTACTCCATCTGTTCATTTGAAATCTGGAGTTCATGAAGTTACTGTCGAAATAGATCATTCAGATATAACTTTGGGTGATTATATGATCAGTTTAATTTTTGATCCTATCACTACTGGAAATGAAATTTATACTGAAATCTATAATCAAGGAGTAATTATTGACTTCCCTCTTAATATTATTGGAGAAGGGAATAGTTCAGTTCTTAAATTTAGAATAAAAATAATTTGTAGTGATACAACTGTTTATTTACGAGGAATACTTCCAATAGTTGGCGGCGGATTTGCTGTTATAACTGTACCAGTTGATGCTTTAACTAATGGATTTGTTAAATTTTCAGATTTTAAATTAGAAAATACAAGACTTGAATTAATAGACCTTAATTTAGATGATGGAGCTGGGACTAATTATTCTTTTGGTATAGAATTAGATTCGTTAATTTTTGATTTTACTAATTTTACAACCAATGCAATTGATAGTTTACTTGGTAGTATGTCGATTATTCTTGGAGAAATTAGTGATACTTCTTCAAATAAAGGTAATATTAGAATAAATAATTGTAAATTTATAGCATGCAAAGTAAGCGTGGAGGAGACTTCTAGGATTCAAAATTTACAATTCTGTAACAATATAAAACTACAAGATTCCGGCGGGGATTTTTTTAACGAAGATATTCTTAGTTTCGCATCAGTTGCAGATGGCGCAAATATTGATATTTATGGAAATTGTATTTCTGATAATCATAATGACATGTCTAATGTTAGTGCTCCAGAGTTTTCCAGTGGAGTAAAACTTGGCACAAGATCTGAGGCTAATCAATATATTGGCGGATTTATTGAATCTAGTGATTATATTAAGGGAGATTCATTTGAATATAATGCATCCAAAGATGCTTATAAATATATTCATGTGGATCAATTATCTGAGATAGCAATGGGTATTCCGATTCCGGGAATGAGTTTTACAGTTATAAATAATGGCACAAGATTTGTAAAAGTCATCCGAGATAATAATAGTATAACAGATTACTGTATTATTCGTCTTCCAGATCTCATGGCTGGTCAGACCATGACACAGATTGAAGTTAGTTTTTATACTTCTGGCGCATCTTTTAGTTCTTATGATTATGAGATATATTCTGAGGATTTAAATTTAACACGAACTCTTGAAAGTTCAGGAACTGGTACTGTCGGATTACATGGTGGAGCAGCAACATTGGGTTTTTCTAGAGCATCTGGATTAAGTATTAGTGGAGCAAATAATAAGTTCTTTTATGTAAAATTTTTACGTACTAGTGTAGTGGATGAGCAATATATTGTAGATATAAGATATAAAGTAACTATTAGTGATGTCCAATCTATTGGAGGATTTTAATAATGTCTAAATCGAATTATCCTAGCTCTTTGGATACATCTAGGGAAATCCCACCAGTACGTGATAATATTACTGAGATTGGTTCTGAGATAATTAACAGTTTACGCTCTGCAATTTTTAATATCGAGCAGACTCTTGGAATCAACCCTCAAGGATCAAGTGGGAATACTGTTGCTTCTAGAATTAATTCATCCATTGATGAGAGCGGAAATATTCGCAAAGATGCTTTAACTTTAGCAAACGTACTATCGGGACCTATTGTTGACACTGACGTTTCAAATGTAGCTGCAATTTCTGAAGCAAAACTTAGATTAACCTTTCCTACACAAGTTTTGCAAGATGAAATTTCTATTTTATCTAGTGAGATTATGACTTTTGCAGATCAAATAGAGGCTTTGAATGCTGTATTTTCAGCACATATATATCCTGGTTCAATTAATCGACATTTAGCTTCTGCTATTACTGTAGAAGAAGCCGTTGTATCAGCTAGCGCCACAGCTTTCACTGGTTTAGCTGGAGAAAGTTTGCAGGCTTCATTAGAGTCATTAATAAATGGACATATTAATTTCGATGGAACTGTATCATCAACTAACACATCACATCGTGCAGACCAGTTATTCTTTGATAAGTCTAATGTTTCAGATGTAGTTTTTCAAGATTCAGTACAAGGCGCAGTAGAAGATCTTGCAAATTTAGAGGGAGTCGGACTTAGAAATCACGCCTTAAATCTATCTTCTAATGGAAGAATTAGAACAGGCTCCATAACTGATGGATATGAAGCTTTAGGATTGGGAGATGTGGTTGTTGCTTCGGCCTCAGTCAGCTTTGTTAGGGAAGGATCCAGAACAAGATTTTCTTTTAATTCTGCACAAACACCTCTTAATCTTGTTGAGGTTTTTGATATTCTTAATTTAAGCAATTCTGATACAGATGCTGATAACAAAGGTTATCAAATCGTAGAGATAATAACATCTGGTGTGACTATTACTGCTGTAATAGTCTTGGGAACCCCATTGGGAGACTCAACCTCAGGACTATCTGCATCTATTTCAAAAAATCCATATGTTGTTTATAATGCAAACGGATTAAATTGTACAGTTCGCCCAAGGGCTGATTATAGTAATACACCAGATGTTGTAATTGCAAACCCGAATTCTGCAACAATTATTTCTAATGGAATTATGCCATCTAAAATTACAGTTAATGAGAATGCTTTTGGTTTAGCTATTGATGGTAAAACTGTCGTTCAAATTAGCACATATGATAATAATGTTAGTGAACAAACCTTGTCTTCCGTTGTTAATAAAATTAATGAACAATCAGTTGAACAAAATCTAAATTTTTTAGCTTATAAGCTTAAGCAGGGAGATTGCTATGAATTAGCTTTAACTCATATTTTACCAAATGTGTCAAGTGATATTATCAATAGAACACTAAAAGTATCTGCCGGATCAACTAATGATGGCACAACAGAATTAGGTTTGATTGACTCCTTAGATTTAACAATAGAAGGAAACACTGGAAATGGTTATTTGATCAATGGACTATTATTAGATTCTTTTGGACAAATAATTACTCTTACTAGTGATGATATAGAAATAATTTCCGGAACAAATACCCTAAGTTTATTTTCAGGAACATTTATAGCTTTAGGTGTTAGAGTTGGAGATTTAGTAGTAATTACTGGTTCAGATTCATCAACAGATGATGGCACATATAGAATATCAAATATTTCTTCTGGAATAATTACTCTTGATTCAGTCACATTGTCATTAGCAGGGGATCTTGGTGCATCCGGTTCTATATATATAATCAGAGCGACAGCAGCAATAGATGAGATGAATTTTACAGAGTCCGTATCTAGTCAAGGTTCAATTATGTTTGATATCTTTATCACTGAAGATTCAGATATTCATTATCATAAAAGACTAGAAATAGATGGTGCAATCTATAATAATGGTTTTGCAGCAATTATAACAGATGTATCACGAGGATTTTTGCTATCCTCAACTTCCGCGACCGTTACAGTAAATACAAGTGGAATGGCATATTTAACAGATCCATCTCTACAATCTGGTCAACCCATTTATGTTGGACAAACTGGACAATACAAGCTGTTGGCAAGTGACGGCCTATCTTTTGTTTCCATTGCAGTTTATAGTTCTGGTATTCCTACTGTGCAACAGGTTGTAGATTTATATGGATTTGATGAAGTATCTAGTAACAATTATAGAGTTTGTAGAGGCACTTTTTCTACTTCTTTAGGAAGAGTTCTCGGAGAATACAACGGAATAGGTGTACCATCAGTTCTTGATAAGAGGCAAAGTGGGACCGTTGATGATACGATCATTAGTGAAAATGTATTGGAGAGATACATAGAGGGTCCGAGAAATGAATTAAGAGCCAGCGGTGTTGTTCGTGGTTTGGAGGTTACTAATCTTTTATTAATTGATAGTGGTGAAGTAGATAGTTTTGGATCTGCAATTTATTATCATGAGGTAGATATAAGTGCGGGCATTATTTATATTAGTGGAATTAGATATGAAATAGCTGGATACAGTTCTTTTAGATTTAATACTTCTGATGATTTTTATATTGGCATCAATACATCTGGATGCGTGGTGTATGGCGAACAGATAACAAATCCAGATGGATATACTGATGGCTATACAGATCAAATCTCTTCTTTAGCTGATCAAGATATCATTCATTTAGCTTTCATAGATGCCACTACCACAACCATTACTGATCTAAGATATTTTATTGATCGTTTAGATCTCAAATCTGGGAAAATTGTTGTATCTAAAACACAAAATTTTGGACACTTTACAGAAGTCGCTCCAGCAATTGAATATGCAAAACGATTTACAGAGCTACATCCAGGACAGGGTACTCCGATTGTTTATATAGATCAGGGAGATTTTTCAATTTCCTCAACTATCATAATAGACTGTGATATTAAAATTTGTGGAGCTGGACCAGATACTGTACTAACTAAGTCTGGAGCTTTTGCCTTTGGAACCACTCCAAACAGTGGTAATATAGATTTTGGAGATGCATTATTCTTAGTTGGAGCAGATACCAAAACAGGTTCAAATAGAATTATTAATGGTGTCACCTTTGAAGACTTCACATATCATACATCTGATGATATCTCTGCTGTCGGTTGCGTAATTTCTATTACACAACCTCTTGTGAAATTATCGGAACCAGCAAGTAATAAGGCTACATTTAGAGTTCAGAATGTTAATTTCATAGGAAGCGATAATATCGCCTATGGTACGGGCATAGACGCAGATCTTGTAGGAGAATATGCTATTGCCGTAGGACAAGCTGATGAGATTACTTTTATTCCAGAGAGTAGTATAATCATTGGGGGGCTGGTCATGGGCAACCTGATTGTTACAGGATGCCGATTCCACAAGATGGGTGTAGAGTACGGCGGGATAACATTTCCAGATTCTGTTAGCTTTACAATTCAAAACGTAATTGTATGCAATAATATTGCCACAGATATGTCTCCAGTAGTAGCAAGTGTAGGATTTGATATTATTGAAACTATGTATATAGTAACTTTATCAAATGTTATTGAAGCAAATAATGCCAGAACATAAGGATTAATATGCCAGAAGAAAAAGTAAAATCCGCAATAGATGAAATCTATTCTATATCTGAAAGATTAGAATCTATGGAAAAATATTTAGTCATAATAGATAATAATATTAAATTATTAAACAATAAAGTTTCTAAATTATCTAAATCTATAAAATCTGATGAAGCCGCTGTTTCTGCTGTTGCACCAAAATTACCAAAGATAGATGTCCCTAAGATTGTATCAAATGATATCATTCCTGCTCGCAGTAAAGATTTGATAATAGGTGATATTAAATTATTTGGATATATTTTTAGTAAAAATAATTCTCCGATTAAAGGTGTAAATGTAACTATATATAATGAGATTGGAGAAGTTATTAAAGAAAAAATCACAAATGAAGATGGTCATTGGTCTGTTCGGCTACCTTCTGGTAAATATGGTGTTGAATATAATCACACATTTGGAAGTAGAAAATTTAAACCAATAAATAGAGTTATTGAATTAATAAATGGAATAAAAGAATTTGAGGTGACCTGATGTTAGCTGTAAAGATATATCAAAATAAAGAAGAACGAAAGGAATCTTTTAATAAAACGGTAAATAATATTACAAGTTATATATGTAATAAATTAGTCCTAGATGATGTAAAGGTTTTATCTGATGATTATGGTGTTGAAATTGTTTCTGGACATGATCATCCATCAGTTGATGATAATATTGTTGTAGAATTAGTGATTAGAAAAACAATAGTTATTAATAAAGAGGATATTGATAACAGGAGTTCTTTAGATAGATTTATTTCTGGTATAAAACATTTTTGTGATCAAGCAAAGATAATAGAGAAAGATCCTTATCTTCCTTTACATATGAGATAGGATTATAAAAATATATATTAATCATCAATATAAGTGGGAGGAGTTTAATAATGTCTATTGATAATCAAGCTACTCCAGGTACAGCTTTTAATGGTGATCATCGAGTTTATTCTAATTTATTTGAAGATAATTCTATTATACAACAAGTCTGTATTATGCAACCGAAGAATCTATTAATAGATGTTTTGCGGAAACATTTTGCTAATGATTCAATCTTTACATATAGAATGGATGAATATGGTTTTCCAAAAACCAGAGATTTGACTGGTATAGAAGTTGATTCAGAGGAAACTACTCAAATTTTAATTAGTGATATTTTTAGATATGAAGTTAAATTTTATCCCGCTATTGTTATAAAAAATAATGGCGGCAAATATAAACCAATTTCCTTCAATCAAAATGCTACAATTAAATATAGAAAAGATAGAGAGGAAAGTATTACTGGGTTTATTACTGATACTCTTGTCCCATCTCATAGGGTTTATGCTGGAGCATGGGATATGAATTTTGATGTAACAATATATTCAGAAAGTCAATCTGAATTAGAAGAATTGGTTGATATGGTGGCGATGATTTTGCAATATGTTGTTTGGAATGAATTAAGAGCCAATGGTTTGTTTATTAATAATTTATCTATTAGTGGTGAAAATGCTGAACCATATGCTAATGACTATGTATACAATCAGACAATTAGTCTTTCAACATATTCAGAATGGAGGGTTGAAATCCCAATAGATAATACAATAGAAAAATTACTTTTCTATTTCGATTCTGTTCGAACTCCGATTCCTGGAATGACAACAAAAGCAGATGCTTTAGTACTTAAATATGATGATATTTTGGAACTAGCCGAGATATCTTAACTACTAATATAAGAGTGTGAAATGAGTTTGAGGAGCTATTGAACTATGTTTAAATCAATTATTAATCAAAAAATTGAACAATTATTGGTTCAAAAAAGATTTGGTAGTAATAAACATGCGGAGTTTTATAATTCCGATATAAAAGATTTTAGAATTATAAAAGGCTTAGGAGTTTAATATGGCTAACATACCAGGTATAAGTTCATACGTTCAACCAGGAGTTTTTGCGAGAGATAGAGTAATTTCTCAAGGTGTTTCTCTTCCTGGAGGTACCAGAATTGTTTGTGTTGTTGGGGAAGGACTTAAAGAACGCACATTAATAGCTTCTGCTGCTGGAAGCGGTCTTGATGGTGATGATAGTTGTAGCCCGACAGATGATGCTGCTGGACGCTTTTTTAATATTGGAGCAACTTCCTTAGTAAGTGGTAGAACAGAAGTTTATGTTAATGAAAATCTATTGTATGGTACTGAAGATGTTATTGATACAAGTAGTTTTGATGGTACTTTTGATTATAGAATAGATCTTGATACAGGATGTTTGGAGCTTCAAGGTGCAAGCATTGGAGATCAAGATGGTAAAAAATACTCCGCTAGTTCTTTAAACATTGGAACAGGTATAATTATAGATGATACATGTGGTACATTTGATCTTATATCCATTTTAGATACTGGCGCTCCAGCGGAACGTTGGACGGTTAGGTGTGCGGGGGTTATTAGAGATTCCAATGGAGATCCGGTTCCTGGTCGTGCAATATTTTCATTAAGTGGTGCAGTTTCTGGACAACTAAGAGATGCAGCTAATCAGCCTATACTTTTCCACAGTGCATATGTCACTGGATCAGCAGGAGCTGTATCCGGAAATGATGATGTTTGTACTGACGGCTTTGTGGTTGCCACAAGTGATGCATTTGGAGTGGGTAGTCCTGTAGATAAAAGTGGTGATTCAACTATTTTAACTACTGATCAGTTTAGTTTTTCTGGAGATTTGGTTTCACAAGGGCAAGTTGTAGCTGGCGATTACTTATGTGTAGATGGTTATACAGGCATTGAAATTGAATCTTTTGCATATAGCTCTGGTACAGGTAAAACTACCTTAACTTTGGTTACAGATAGTTTGGATACTACTGCGGATAATCAAACTTGGGAAATTAGAGCTACAAATCTATTTATAGATGATTATACCGTTGCACACGGAGCAACCACCGGAACCCCAGTTGTAGCAGGTAATTTTGCAAGTGGAGATGTTGGAAAAGTTCTTATGATTTGCAGTGGAGATAGTACAGGTGTATATAGCATCACCGCAGTTACCTCTTCTAGACGAATTCGAGTTCAAGATCTCGACGATTCTACAGCGGCATTCCCATCTGGCTTAACAGAGGGCTTGGTAGATGGTATAGCCGAATCAGGACTTACATGGCATTTGCTGGAAACCAATGGTATTCTGCTTTTTGGCATTCAAGAGGGCGCGGTTCCTTTTGAGGTTGGAGATAAATTTTTTATTGATGTTAACTCCAGAGTTTTGGTACGCGGCGATGAGCTTAAAGTTCGATATATAGATTCTGTTGATATAGAAGATCCAGAGTTTTTCGTTTCTGCTCCATCTTTATATGCAAAACATGGTACTCCAAGTTTAACTAATACATTATCCTTGGGCGCTCAATTAGCTTTTGAGAATGGCGCCCCAGGTGTTTTAGCTTTACAAGCTAAGCCTTCAATTTCTAGACGAACCTCTGTTACTCTCTTAGAAGAAGTAGATAGTAATGGTAATGGAGGTTTTACGGCTTGTGGTGGGAATGAAGCAGACTGTGAAGTAGATGATTTATTGTTTGTTATTCCTATTCCAACTACGGGCTTGAAATCGGGTAGACCTGACGGTGATACACAGGTAAATATTTTTGTCATAAGAGATTCGGAAGAAACTCAGCTCTTCCCAAATAAAATTGCTTTTTATAATTCACAATATGAAAATTCTACAGGACAAACCAATTTTATTTCCAGTACTGATACTGCATTCTCTTATACTATAATTAATACAAGTTATAAGATTACCGGTCAGGGTTTCAATGGAGAAATAGCATCTGCAACAGGTACTTTTGTTACCTCAGAGGTTGATTTTGATGCCGCAGATGTTGGAAGGATTATTGTTATTCAAAGTGTAGAAAACTCTTCTGGTACTGTATATACCACGGTAGATGATGTTAGTACACAGCTTTTTGGCTCTACAAGTCCTGGTGCAGAATTAATTATTACTGCCATTACAGATGATAGTACAGTTACTGTTGTTGCTAATGATGGTTCTTCTACAGTTATAACTGGTGATGGTTTTGATATCCAGTTCTTCATTAAAGATGAATCTGATACAACCAATGTTAGAGCCGCTCTGCTTTTCCACAAGGATTTGGTAGATAGCGGAACTTTACAAACAGGCGATGGAATTCGAATTTCGTATATAGACCAAAATGATGCAGATTTTTTTGATACAAATTGGTTTGACGCATTTGAAGCTTTAGAGTCTGTGGAATGTCAGATTGTTGTGCCTTTGCCATTACAAAATAGAACTGGTATCTTTAGAGCTGCCGTAACACATGTCGAAAATATGAGCACAATTGCGATTCAAAAAGAGCGATTTGCTTTCTTTGGCGCACAACAGGGTGTGACCGCTGCTGCATTAATTGGAACAGAAGATATAGCAGTAGAAGATATTGGTATTCTAGAAGGTATACAAGGTGACGATCCAGAAGAAGTATTGAATAGTAATATAGAAGATTTGGTAGATTATCAGTTAAGCCATAATTATACAGGAAATCGTTCCATGTACTTCTGGCCAGATCGAATTGTTAGAAACATCAATGGAACTAATGTATATATTGATGGATTTTATCTTGCTGCTTGCGCTGCTGGTTGGTTCTCTGGACATCAAAATGTTGCATTGCCATTAACTAATAAAGTTTTACAAGGATTTTCTATCCTACGAGATAAGCAGTTAAAGAAAACTCTCCTGAACTCTTTAGGAAGCGAGGGTGTTACAGTTCTGCAACCTGTGACTGGTGGTGGCCGAGTATTGGCTGGTAGAACCACGAGTCAAAGTGGATTCGTAGAAGATGAAGAAATCTCTGTTATGTTCATCCGAGATACCGTTAAACAGTCTTTAAGAGCTGGAATGCAAC